CTGGTAAAATAAGTCTAGTAGTTTTCGAGATTTCTTTTAGAGCTTCAAAAATATTAAGTATATCTGTACCAAAGCTTTCTCGTCTATGGACAGTTGCTAAAATATACTTTTCTTTGATCGGTCTTTCTTTTGGAAGTCTTGGTTTAATCATTGTCAAAGCGTCGACAATAGTATTTCCAACCAAATATACTTTTCCCTTTACATTTTCTTTTTTAAGATTTTCGACGGCTCTAATAGTTGGAGCAAACATGATATCAGAAAGACTATCAATAATTGTTCTAAACATCTCTTCTGGAAAAGGATTATTCTTATCATACGATCGCAAACCAGCTTCATTATGAACGAGAGGAATTCTGTTCATGTATGCTACTAAAGCACCAGCCATACATGAAGCAGTATCACCATGAACCCAGATTCTATCAAACTGATTTTCTTTAAAAACTTTATCTAATGCAGTTATACATCTTGAAGTAAGCTCTGGCAAAGATTGATTTTCTGTCATTAGTTCTAAATCTATATCTGGTACGATATCGAAAATCTTATACATCTCGTCTGCTAATTCCTTATGTTGACCAGTGTGTATGACAAATGCATCCATCTTTTTTATAATAGGTGCGAATTTAATAATTGTCGGTCGCGTCCCTAGTATAAAACATTCTTTTTTATTTTTATTATTCATATTTAAAATGACTCATAACTTTACTTATAAAACCGCCTGGAGCAAAACCATTTTTCTTAATAAAAATTTCTTTTCCAATTCTTCTTCGTTCTCCACGAGAGTCTGGCGCATTCGGATCTGTCGAAGAGATAGATGCAAAATGTCTAGTCAAGACATTATTTGACCAACGCCAACTATGTCCTTTCATTAATATTCTATAAATAACGTCGTTATCTTGAGCACTGCCTATATCGAAATCTTCATCAAAATAATCTATTTCTTTTAGTTTTTTACTGTCAAACATTAAGATGCCACCACCCCATTGATATATAGAACTTCTGTTCATACCAGAAGGTTTATCAAAAACACCCCCTTCTGGAATTGGTATATTAGCGACATCATAATGTTTTTTATCATTCGGCCGACCGAACATAAAAGATGGAGAAATAAAAGCAAGATCGTCTGTCCAATCTTTAAGAAGAACTTCAAAAAGATTTTCTGGAACAAGATAATCAGAATCTAATTTTACCAAAAACGAACCCGAACTAATTTTCATTCCTTTATTTAAAGAAGACGACACTCCTATTGTTTTGTTATTTCTTATATAAACGTTTCCAATTTCTGAGAAAAACTCTTTCCCAATCTCTGAATTGTCATCGATAATAATCCACTCACCATTCACTTTATCAACCGCTTTTCGTATCGATTCGAAACAAACTTTGATCGTCTTAAATACATTCTCGCTTGGACATAAAACGGGCGTAACTACAGTTATTTTTCGTAATTTTGTTGCTACTGCTAAAAGATTCTTTTTTTCGTTGACCTCTCTAGTTTCGATATTTCTAAAACCAGCAGAGTAAAGCATCTTTTTTAAATCTTCTTTATCAAAAGACCAAAAATGTGATTCGTGTCGTATTCTTGTTTCATTCGGTACTGTTATAATTATCTTACCATTTTCTTTCAAAATATTAAAAACTTTCTTTAAAATCTCTTCTGGATTGTCTATGTGTTCTAACATTTGCATAGTAAGTATAACATTGTATTTGTCTTTTTCAATTTCTATCGTCTGACAGTCTCCAAGAATCCACTCTCGTTCAGAAAATTCTTTTTTTGCACGTTCAATTGCTGGTATCGAAAAATCGAGACCGCTATAATCGGCAAATTTGACTTTATTTTCTGTCATATATTTCAAAAAGTCTCCAAAATTACAACCTATATCAAGAATTCTTGAATCTTTATTGATATATTTTAAAACTTCTAGATATCGTAATTCTCCAGTTTTTCTAACATCTGATTGATACTTTAGACCTTTATATTTTTCCCAATATTCAGACGTATTAATATTTTTATCATACAATTTTTTCATATGTCTTCGTACTTATGTTAAAATCTAGTAATATATTATTATGCAACTTTTTATCGATTGTTTTAAGATGTTCTTCTTTCCTTTCTGTATAATAAGTAGAATCATTCATTTTATGACAAAGAACGATATATTTATATTTTGAAAGAGGCAATGAATTCATACTTCGTAATAATTGATCATGTCCAGAGATAGTATTTACATATTTTGAAATTCTAGACGGATCTTTGTCTATATAAATCTCAGTTGGATATATTATAGTTGAAAAAGGTGGGCAGGGTACATAATGATATCTCATTCGTTTATTGACACAGTCAAAACAATAACCATACTGGTATATCAATGCACGACGCCAACTAAAATCATGTTGTTGTATTTCTTCTACGACTTCTTTATGAAATAAATCATCTGAATCTATACGAGTAACATATACATATTTCGTTTTTTCTATTCCCTTAAACATATCTTTCTTTTCATCTTTTTTCTCTAGATATGATATAAAATAGTTAATTCTAGACTCTTTTAATATACGTTCTAGCTCATTATAATATTTATCAGGAAAATGATGTGTCAGATACATTAAAAAACAAAAATTTTTATTTGTTTGACCTATCAGACTTTTAATAGTATAATGTTCAAAAATTTTCAACCGATATGACCAAAATAAATCAGGTTCATATTTTGTCGGTTTTTTAATAAAATTACTATAAATTATATGAATGAAGTTTTTCATTTTATCATCTTAAAGGTATATTTAGCATTTCAGAAACAAATCTAAACTCTGGATCACATTCATTACAATGTTCTTCAAGTTCTTTTAAATTTTCATTAAAATTATGACTTTGTATATGACCATAATATTGTGAATAATTCGGTAAATGACTTAAACCTTCTCCTTTTTTATAATAAGTATAAAATTTTTTGTCAATCTCTACAGGTATAGTCGAAATAGAAGCAATCCAGAATCCTAATTCTTTACATGCGTCAATAATATTTTGTGAAAGTCTCCAACCAGGCCCTTTAAAACCCTTAACGAAGCCATGTTTGTCATAATATTTCAATAATTTTTCTTTAGATTCTTCTTTTGACCATTTCATGTGACTACCCGTATGATTTTCTGCATGATAAACTAATTCTGTCCACGGTTTTTTAATTTTTTTCAAAAATTCTGGAGAACACTGACCGGGATTTACAAAAAAAGTAACTTTATACTTTGGAAATTTTGCGTAGAATTTTTCAAAAACAACCCATTTATCATTTCCTTCCCATAAATCATCGTATGATATTACTATTATCTTTTTATTCATGTTTTTTAATAATAATTCCTAATGAAGTTCTATTTTTATAATTTCGACTATAAAGATTTGGCAAATCTAATTTCATTTCTTGCAAAGTCGTCTTTTGATATAAATCATCTTCAGATAAATCAACTTTTCCAAGATCAAAATCTTTAAATAATTCTAATATTTTGGGAATATCTTTCTTTTTACAATTTTTGAAGTCATCTAAAAATAAATCTAACGTTATTACTAGATAACCGTCTTTTTTAACAGACTCTGTCAGATTTTTTATTGCTTCGAAGTAATTATCAACATGTTCTAAAACACTAAGACACAAAACTATATCATATTTCTTATCAGTCTTGAAATTCAACACGTTCAAAGTTAAAAATTCAACGTTGCTAGCTTCTGGTTTAAAAATTCTTTCTCGATATATATCTCCAACAATAACTTTTTCCACTCGTCTTGCTACTAAAGAAGGAAAATGACATGTTCCGCCACCCGCATCTAATACTATATCTTTTTTCTTGAAAGGCACGTTTTGCAAAACCCAAGGGTATTCCCACTGGCGTGACCAATCATACATATAAACAACTTTTGTATGATATTCGGCAACTTCTTTATGCAATCGTTGAAACTTCTTATCTTTTAAATGTTTAAGTTTAGCAAGAGTGATCATGTTCTTATTGAATTAACAACAAATTTTTTAAAATGCTCGTCGAAAGCATCTTGTGTTTTGATATTTTTAACTTCTAGATAATCAATTATTTCTAATCCTTTAGAAGTATACAAAATATTCTTTAATGAAATATCAGAAATTTCCTTATATTTATCAAATATTTCTTGATATTTTATACGCGCGTTATCTAAAAACCACTGTTGTTTCGGGTATATAATATTAAATTTCAAAAGATTATGAAGGTTAAAACCAGTAATCCATTCTCTATTTTGAATATCAACTTCTTTCATTACCCATTTGTCGTCTTTATAAATCAATTTGTGGTCTCGGCTTTTAAAATGATCTTTACTACTTTTCAAACCGTGTCGTTCTAGATATTTATTTTCAGCAAGATAAATGTTGCGAGTCATACTATGGTCAGTCGTAGCAATAGCTTTACCTATAATTTGTACATTTTCAAAATATTTTTTTAAATATTCTATAAAAGGAGAAAATTTCTGGATCGCACCATATCCTGCTGCTTTAGTTTCTTCTTTGTTTGGAAATTCTACAATAAATTTTGGACTTATTCTACTAATATGTTTTATGATTTCTTCGATTGAACATACTGGAAAATATTCCAAAACTGAAAACATCATAAAATAATCTATGCCTTCGACAACATTATCTAACCATTTTAAATCATCTAGAGAAAAATGATGTTTACTAACAACAATATTAGACAGATTGTTTGATTCGACTATTTGAGCTTGTTCCGTTACCCACGTCGGATTTGATTCAATAGATAATATCATCGTATTTTCAATTTCTCTAGCTATTTTTATTCCGAAATAACCATGATACGAACCAATGTCAATGACAGTTGAGTTTGGTTTAATATGTTTTTTGAGTATTTCCCAACGATCTGAACAACTTCGTTTTCCTTTTATCAAAAGTTCGCCGTTTATTTCTATATCTTGATATTCACCCGAATAAATATGTCTATTCATCTTAATACAACAAATTAATTGATTTAATATATCTTCCTAAAATCTCTTCTGGTATATTTACTGTCCGTATAATTTTAAAATCTTTATAATTTTCTCCGGGTTGCCAATTTTTCCAATATTTTTCTATCCACGTTTTAGTCAGCACTAAATACTCTCGTGTTTCTGCTTTTTCTAACATTTCCTCTTCAGTTCTTTCAAAAGTAAAATGATGCATTTCGATTTCTGCTGGAAAACCATGAGTGGTTTTTTCTTTTGGAGTTCTTTTTCCAGAAAATCTACTACTTGCTTTCATATAACTAATACATGAACGATGTTGAAAATGATGTTTCCAAGACTTCCAATAGACTTTGTCATTATTATTTCTGCAAGAATCAGACGGATGTTCTTCAACATATTTCATCATTTTGTAAATATCTTCTTTTTTATAATATTCATCAGTGTCTATAATAAAAATATGCTTAAAACCGCTCTTTTCCAAATATTCCATTCCAAAATTTCTTTCGTCCTTTTCGCTTACAAAATCTTGATAGATGACTTCAGCATTCATTCGTTCAGCAATTTCTCTTGATTTATCAAATCTTATATGTTCCCCTCTCCACGGTTTGCTGATGATAACTAGATTATGCAAATCTTCAACGCCTTTAAGCATCCCGCCTATGTGTTTTTCATCGTTATATGATACTGTTAAAGTTGCAAAATCTTTTATATCCATTTTTTATTAATATTTTCAAGTATTTTAGTTATCGATATTGCTCTATCAATATTGTCTTCATTCAGTCTCTCTAAAACATTATAAAAACGTTCAATTGCATATTTCAAATTATTTTTCTCATCGATATGAAACTCTGCACGCTCACGTGGCAACTCAGTAGACCATTTCAGTTTTTTGTATTTTTCAACATACAAAGATAATAAAGAAGATGGAATGTACACAATTGTTCCGTTCTCACCATATATCGTTATCCGTGTTTCCTTTTCTGGATAATTAAGACTAAGAAAAATCTGACCTGATATCTCACCATCAAAAGAGATAACACCTGTTTCAACCTGGCCATCAGAAACGACTAAATCTGTCTTTTTAAAAGAAAGTTTTTCTAACGAGATAAACATATCCAAAACAGACAACATATGTGAACCCAAAAGCCAATAAACACTTCCTCCACCAAATCTTCCAAGATGTCTCACTGCCATTTCTATTCCCAATATTTGCCCAATTTCGCCTTTTTCAACTAATTCTTTTGCTTTATTTAATGCTTTAGAAAAAGTATACGTATATTCTGTCAAAATCACTAAGTTTTTATCAGAAGCAATCTTTTTAAGATCTTTGCATTCTTTAGTTTTTAACGCCAATGGTTTTTCTGACAAAACATTCTTTCCACTCAATAAAGCTGATTTAACGATTTCATAATGAGTTGCATTAGGCGTTGCTACTACAACAGCAGTTATATTTTTATCATTCCAAACTTCGTTTAAGTCAGAATTAACATCACATACATATTTCAAATTAAAATTTGAGTTGTTCTCAATATATTTTTTTAATTTAGAACCCCAATATCCAACTCCGATCAAAGCTATGTTATACATAATTCTTCTATGATTTGTTTTAATTGATTAAACCTATTCTCGTCAGTATGATTTTCAAAGACAAATTTTCTACCTTCTTCTCTGACGTTTTTATATTTTCTGGGATTTTCTAAAACGTCACTTAATATTGTAAAAAAATTATCTTTATCTATTTTGATGTAATGTTTATTTTCTATAAACCCAATTTTATCTAAATCGGGAGAGTGTTTTGCTAATAATAAAGAACCAGTAGCTGGAATTTCGAAATATTTTGCTACGATATAATCTAAAATACTAGGTGTCGCTACTCCGCAAAAATATTTATGTAATTCTTTGACATAGTCTTCTCCAACCTTTATCTCTGTGCCTTCTCTAGCAGCATATCCTGGATGTACTAATGTCTCTACATATTGACTTTTTTGTTGATCTATTAAAATTCTCAATGGATAATAGGGTGGATAAAGAGCACCCGTCAAAAGACACTTCATAATCGGTTTATCATTTATTTTCAAACTATTGAAATATCTTAAAGGCGTAATAAATTGAGGGAAAAATTCATATTTGTCTTCATATTGTGACCAATGTTTTCTGAAAAAGTAATCATATGGGCACAGAATCTTATCAGCTCGATCCAACATTTTTATCATCTTATTTCTAAATGGAATATTAGATTTAGGATTTCCTGTATCACTACTACCACCATGCAGATCTGTAAAGTATACAATCAATTTCTTTGATTTTGGCAACTTACTCATGCTTTCCATCAAAGACAAACGTCCTTTTTCTGGACTTTTAAAAACTATTACGACATCTGCTTTCTGTATTTCGGGTGAATCGATTTTGCAATCTTGACATAACAGTATCTTAAAACCCAGCCTATTCTTCAATAATTCAAAAAAATTCAAATACCGACCTATAGAATTGTAAATATGAGCATAAGTATCTGGTATTAGTATTAGACCATTCATATTTTAGATTGATTTGCCATATAATAATATTTGACGTTTTTTATTACTATAAGATATATTTTCTATATCGATAATATCTTTGAAACGAACGATGACATATTCGATATTTGGATAAACATGCTGGTGTGTGCATTCCCGAAAAGTTGACATTCCAAATAATATATAAGTGCCTTTCTGAACATGTTTTAGAATTTTGAGATCGAGATCTTTTGGAAAATGCTCCATAGAAGTGCATACGATTAAATCAAAATTCTTCCAGAGAATATTATCCAAATCTTTAGTCATATCATAGAGATTCACTCTGATATTATCAAATTCTTTTAAGTATTCTTTTGCTAATTTACAAGCTATTGGGCTGAAATCACTAAAAATATACGATTCGATCTCTGCGTGTGAGATTAAAAACATTTTAGCCAATGTTCCAGTACCTCCAGCAAATTCAAAAATATTATTGAATTTAATATCTTTTACAAAATTAAGTATTTCTTTATTTCTATCAACTGTCCATTTGTCACAATAACGATTAGGGTTAGATATGAGCATCTTGTCTACAAAATCTGATGAAGAATAATTCATTTTTTATTCATTTAATTCTTTCCATTTTTTATTTATTTCTAATCCCATTCTATTGCACCTACCTTTTATAGAAAAACATTTATTACAATTAAAAGTTGGATCTTGATTCTTTAATATCATCTGATTAAACTTTTCTAAATCATCTGTTATCTTTCCAAGTCGGAGTTCTTTAAAAGTAGGAGTAGAAATAGTAGTGCAACGATAAACATATCCATCTGCTCCCCAGCATATTTGATAATACCCATAAATGCATTGTTTAAAATTGAAAAGCTCTATGTTTTGAAATTCTGGTGAGATATAAAAAATGAATGGTTTCTCATTCTGACTTTTAGATAAATATGGTTCCACTTTTTTATAATACGAATAGTCGTTTTTGTCTTCTACATTCTGTTTATATTGTCTAACTACATCAAAGTCTTGTGCATAGGGCGCAAAGGGAATTGAAAACCGTAAAGAATCAACTCCAATATCTTTCATTGTTTTTACGATGTTTGCTATCTCTTTTTCTGAAGAATTAAATTCATTTAATAAATAACAGACTCTTACTGCTGGTCCTTTCTTACCCTTTGATGCTTTTACTGCCATTTTTATTCCTTCTATAATTTCGCTATACCAATCATGTTTTACACCTTTTATTTTGCAATGACTTTCAGTCGAACCAGCATCTAAACTTATCGAAAGATAATCTACTTTATCTTCTGCAATTTCAGATAGCACAGTAAGCCAACCTTGAGTTTCCTCTAAACGCTTAAGCATAGAACCATTCGTATGAATACCAAAATGACTGCCCGTCTTTTTTGTCATTGCTAAAAAAGCCATAAAATACGGATTTAGCAGTGGTTCTGTATAACTTCCACCATAGATAACATAAGGTATACGACCATCTAATTTTCTTAACAATTCTAAAGCATTCATTTCAAAATCGCCTAAGTCTTTTTGAAAACGTTTGCCAGCACAATAGAAACAATTAAAGACGCAGGGTTTTTTATGATCAGTTGGAAGATGCAATTCTAACTGTCTGGGATAAACTATCTTTCCATTAAATATCTTTTTTAAATCACCTCCTAGATGTTTTTCAAGTTGTTCAAAATATTGATAAACATTGGGTCTATTTTCTTTATTTTTTTGTCTTTTTTCATATTTTTTATTAGATTCTTCAATATACATACTTTTTTGATACTTTATACTATTTTTGACTGTATAATAGTCATTTTAGATCATTTCTTATCACTCTAGAATGACTTCTAAGACATTTTTTGCTAAAATCTAATATAATATACCTTTTTATACATGTATTCCTCTAAATAATCGTTATTCTGTGAGTAGTATTCTCAAGAATTAGCTTCCAGCCCCTCTTAACATACTCATCGAAGAGTTTAAAACGTTCTTGATTATGTGTTTTGTTAACTATCCACGAAGAAACAGAGTCACAACCATATTTCATTGCTTTTTCTGGATCAGAACCCCAAAGTTCTCTGTTCGATTTCGGGTGAGGTGGTACAAATGTTGGTATTTTTCCAAAAATTTGTGCATTTGCACTAAGTTGTATGTCTTCTCCATTATTATATTCGATAATATCATCATAAAACATATATTTAAGATTTTTCTTTCTCAAAAAAAGAGCATGACCACCAAAATCGACTTCAATTTCAGTGTCAGATGGGTTGCTCCAGCCTGGTCCGTATTGTCTTTTATTTTTCCTGTCTACAATTCTGCCATTTGTGACACATATACAGTCGTGTTTTGCAATAGTGTTAATACAGTTCTCTGTCCATCTCGGTTGTGGTATACTATCGTCATCAAAAAAAGAAAGATATTCAGTGTCTGCTAGCAAACCAACTGCATATCTCAAGTGAAATTTTAAATTCGGATTTGCATAAACCAATTGAACATTATTTGGATAGTTAAAATCTATGTCTCCTTCATTATGAACAATAATGATCTTATCTGATTTGATAGTCTGATTCGCAACTGCTTCGAGTTGTTCTTGTAAATATCCAGGTCTTTTATAAACCTGTAAAATTGTCGTTATTTTTTCCATTTTTTTAATATTAAAGATTTCTTAAAACCACAAAGACATCTTTTCATTTCTGTTCGTCCATCAGAACTGATTTCGTCTTTGTATACACTTATATATTCTCTACATTTCGGACATCTAACAAAAGCTAATCTTTCACAACCTCCAATAATTTCAATATACTGGCCTTTGCATTCTATATAATCAGACGTTTGAAAAGGAGTCAGATCAATGAGAGTTACTTCTCCTCTCAGAAGTTTTTCAGTAAACTCTTCATTTTTCTTATCTATTTCTAATTGTAGTTTAGTTAAGGTAGACATCATCCCAAGCATACTTACTTTCTCCATGTTTGATAATATTTAGAAGATTCTGGACTAATGGTTTAGTATCGAAATATTTCAAAACAAATTCCTGTCCATTTTTTGCGATTTGTTTTCTTTCGTCGTCATGTTTTAGATAATAGTCTATTTTCTCTTCCATTTCTTCGATGTCTTGAAACCAATCTAAATGATAACCCCTCTTAAAAATTTCGTCGATATTTCCAAAATCATGACATAAATAAAAAGTACCACATGCCATATAATTTCCAAGTCTATCTGAAGACGACTTGATAGTATGATCATAACTATTAACACCAATGCCTATCTTAGCACCATTTATAGCATACAGATAATCAGGATTACCTAACCAATTTGTTAAACCATGCACTTTTGAATTATTGTATTTTAAAAGTCTATCTATAGTTTGATTTCTGAGTATGTTGTTTCCAACAGAACGTCTTCCAGTCCAAACTATATCCGTTTTCCATTCTTCTTGTATATCTACTTCATCGATATGTCGATAGAAAGAAGAATCAGTAAAAGCGATTATTGAACCAACACCTTTCATAGTTGGAAGCAGATGTTTTTTTAGATAATCTCCACCGAATGTACCAAAAAACCAATCGACATATTCATTATGTTTAATATCATGCACAGTAGGTTCATTTCTTATATCTGCTGCCCACTTAACAAAAACTGCGTCAGGAAAAACCTGGCGCAAAATATTTAATGTAAGAGGTAGTATTCTTTCAGCTTTACCAAACCAAACTATCTCTGGTTTCTGCTTCATCGACATTGCTAATCTAATAAGATCATCGTTCGGATCGTTCGTCGCGCGATAATCAAATCGAACAACATCGTAACCATTCTGTTCTAAACCTTTTGCGAAAATTTGATCTCCGCAATAGGGAGACGCTTGATATATTAATGATGGGTTGAATACTCCTATATTAAGAGATTTCTTCATATTGCCTGCTTTAAAAGCATTTAATTAAAATTCAATTATTCTCTAACGAACGTAGATATATGCAACTGCCCCAGAACCCGTTAGAGTCGCGTATATACCAGTCGAAAACATTTGTCCATATAATGAAACTTCTTTTGAATACTCTTTTTGTGTTTTTACTTCACCCTTATCATCTCCCAAACCAGTCAAACTATCATTAAGGACGATCGTTGATTCGGCTGTATCTGGTATAAGAGATATTCCCTCGACTGACGCATGTCCAGTAAATGCTAGACCAGTTGCTGTTATTTTGATTACTTGCATATTGTTTTATATATTTATAAAAAATCTTTTTTTAAAATTCTTCGACTTTTAAGCATCTGAGTATATCATACCATATTTAGAAACATATGTAAACTCTTCTCTATCCTTTTTTATTTTCTAGCTGATCTTTTCTTTTATTTTCTAGCTGAACTTTTCTTTCGTTGATTTTTTTAACATTTCTATAAAAAGTTTCAATTGTTACTAATTCTGGTTCTCCTATATGACCCATTTTTGAATCTGGATCAACGAATATTTTAAACTCAGCTTTTTTAGCTTCTTGACAAAATCGAAAATCAACACTCCAATGAGTTCCATCTTTATCATAATCTGTAAAGAACCAAGGACTTTTCATTTTTCGTAATACTTCCATTTTTATCAGAATACCGCCTGTCCCAATGACATCTACTTCTTGAAAGACATCGGGTAAAATTGGATAGTATTGTTTGTCTTTTTCATTTTGACGATATACACATGGTTGGTAATCGGGTCTTCTCTTGAAAGCTAAACCCCCAACTATATCTACATCATGCTCTAAAAGTTTTAGAGCAAAATCTGGTTCAAACGTCATGTCGTCGTCGATCATCAATAAATGAGTATAACTCAGATCTTTCATTGCTGTCTGAACAAGATTATTTCGTGCAGTATCTATCATCGTCTTGACCATCCATATTACACGAGTGTCTGGCAAAAGTTGCAAAGCCATCAGGCTACTAGCAAACTGCCAAGAAACTTGTCCAGTTGTCGGGATTCCAATGGCTAATTTTGTATTTTTCAACATAAATGTTTTTAGTATAATCCCTTCCTTTCCACTTGTTCCGGCACATCCGGAAAGGTTTGTGTCCGAACAAGATTTAAAGGATTATCCTCATTGAGTAAAAGAGTTAATTACACTCCCCGGGGTTTATACCCCGTTCTAAGTTAACTACAAGCTATTAAGCACCAGTTACAATAGAAGCGTACCCTGTTCTCCAGTCTCCCCATAGAATTTCTCCTCTCCAATCTACACCAAAGTATAGTTTTTTGCGGAGAAAGGCAGATTCAGTACCAGATATTAAGCTTGAGAATTTAGGATCTTGACGTAACTGAAGAATCATTGGTTTAACTACTCTGTTAGTGTCGAACAAATACCAGTTATTGGTATCTGTCAAGTAGTCGTTTACCAAAAGATCTAAAGATCCTTTCAAAACGTTTGTCGCAAGCTTATTTGTCGTTGTGCCTTCTTCTGGGTAATACTGAGAATTCAGAAGTTCTTTTGCTTCCCATTCAAGATCGGTAGGAACAACAAGAAGATTCGGTCTGACATGGGCAGGTTTGCCCTTATCATTCTTAAACTTCTTCATCGCCGTGATAGCTGCTTGTAGTGCACCCGCACCAAGAGCAGTTGAACCACGGTTTGATAGTGTTCCAGAATCGCCTTCAGAATGCAATGTATAAAAGAATGGATTACCGTCGTAGCAATTGAGAGTTACTCCTTCATAGATTGTTCCAGCAGTACCAGTTGAAGCAGTACCTTGCCCCATCAATGTGTAAGCCAATTCATCAAAAAATCTTACAGCTTCAGTTGCGAGTTCTTTCACACGAACTTCAATCTGACCGTATTGTTCATCTTCGATTGCATTTCTATCTACAGCGATAGAAGCTTCGAAGTCACGGTTTGCGATCGTAAAGTTGTGTTCAAGCATCGCTTGAGGAATTCTTTCGTCTCTCCATTCTTGCATTTTGGGAACAGAACCTAACCAAGGATAAGTTTCAGAACTCTTTCCTGAAACTATAGTGGTAGCAATCTTCATGTAATCTTTCACAGCCACTTCGTAGGCGCTCATGAAGTTAGTCTTCATGCCAGCTAATAATAACTTAGGAATATCACCTTTTGTAAGCATTTTTGTATGTTATTAATTAACTGCTGCGTCGATTTGAAGCTTAATAGTTGATCCGTCAACGATGTCAACACAATAACCACAGAAATTAGTATTTGTCGAACTTGTTCCGACAGTTTGGTCATCATGAAGATACATCTTAACACCAAGATCACTATCAACAGCTGAAGCTTTAGCGTATTGGAAAACACCTGACTTATAAACACGTACTCTCACATCGCCATCAGAAGTGCCACCTGTTGCAGCTTCAGCAGCCACACCTAAGAAAGTGTAAGCGCCGACACCTGAACCAGGCTGAGCAAATCCTGTACCGACATCAACTAGAAGAGCACCTTTATAAATCGTAGAAGCAGCTAAAACTGGGTATGAAAGGATTATTCCATCTTGTCGTTTTGCTTCGTAGTTAGCAGATAAAGCAGTCATTATTTATTTTTTAATGTTACTAATATTTAACTAATCAGACTCGACTTCTCGTCATCTTCTTCTTTCTTCATCTCCTGTAAATTCTTCCATGATTTCTTTACTTCTTCTGGTTTATTTATACCCATCTTCCCAAAGAAACTCTTAGCATCTTCTGGTACGTCAGCAAGTTCTGCACTTTCATCACCTTCTTTCTTTTTTTCTTCGTCGTCATCTACAGGAACTCCATCTTCTTCGAAGTTGATAGACGTTTTTTGTGACTCCATGAAAGCATTTATGAGCTCGGATACGCCGACCTTATTGTCTCCTAACTCTAATGCCTTGCCTGAAATCATGAGTTTTATAAATGCATCTTTTTGCGCTGGAACAATTTTTCCTTGCGCTAGATAGCCTTCATAAACTCTTTCTGCATCAGCAAAGTCGAGTTTTTGCTGATCGATATTTTCGGACTTGACCTCGGCTTTTTCTCCCGATGCCGCCTCCGATAATATTTTTTTAACTGGTTTTTTAACTTCTTCTTTACAAATTTTTGATGCGTCTGCCATTGTTTTTCCAGCTTTCATTTCTCTTGACATACATGATCGAAAACTCTTTTTTGTCAATGTCTTAAGTTCTTCTTCTGACAATGTCTTGCATACCAATTCATCTCCATCTTTTACGTATTTGCCTTTCTTTTTATCGATGATGCATTCATCACCGACTTTGATTTCTTTCTTTTTCTTTTCAACGTTTTCTATAGATTCTTTATCATCGTCGATAGTTTTTTCTTCTTCCTTTTCTTCTTCTTTCTTTTCTATCTTTTCTATCTTTTCTTCTTCTTTTTCTTCTTTCTTTTCTTCTTCAACGATTTTTTCTGCTTCTTCTTCAATCTGTTTTGCGATACCTATATCTGTTTTCAGTTTAGCAAACTCTTCTGCAAAAACGTCTGAGGTAATAACATTATTTTCAATTTTTTCTAAGCTATCTTTTAAAGCCTTCATTACTGAGAAAAAGCTTGGTTGTTCATCTTCCAATTGAATAATGTTTCTTCCCTCGAATCCTTCAGATAAAGCAACGAAATTTCCCATACCTTTAATATATGGCTCAGAAATCAATGCAGTATGAAGAAGAGTAGGACCGACAAATTTGTTTGATGTCTTAACTCTATAGTTCGGATCCAAACTAGCTGAAACACATTTGATAAGACCTTTCTTGATCTTTTCAAGAATTGTTTCATCCTTAATTTCGATAACTGCATCAAGACCTTCAGCAGTTTTCTGAAGAGAAATGACTTCACCAGCGTTTTTTGTCGGATCTGTAGTATGAGTGACTGGTACGAAAACATGTTCTATAACAGACTTTTTGAAGTTTTTAACTATATTATCGATAATTTCATTAGTGACATTCAAAACACCACCATCAGCATCCCAGTGGAACCATTTTCCAAGTTTTAGAATCTGTTTTTTGAATTTATTGTCTTCAGACAATTCGATAGAATCAAACGATTTGTTTAACTGAAACACGGGTCTTACTTCTGATTCGTCACCTAGATCATACTTATTACATGTTTCTGGAAATTCCTCTTTCTCTTCTTCACTTTCTGGTTCTTTCATATTAAATTTATTTCTGCTTGTTTTGAGTATTTCGATCGCGCTATCAACGACTTCTTTGTCATCACCTGAAAGTTTGCCAGAAATAACTTGAAGTTTTTCGATAATGTCTCCTTCTTTTTCAAAATCTTTGATAACTGAATCAAGATCTTTTTTGACTTCTTCAACGTTTTCTTTACTGAGAATATTTTTAAGTTTTTCTAATAAGTCTTTCATATTTGTTTTTATTTTATTTGAAGTTTCTTCGACATCTTTCTTTAAATTCAATGATTTAGCTACCCAATGACTAATAGTATATGCTTCTTTATTTGCTGGTACTGATACTAACGAAACTTCAAACAATTCAATTTTGTTTATTTGCAATATTTGATTTTCGCCCTCAATTGGGCTTAGATCAAATGCTCGACCTTTAATTGAAAATTTATTAATTATGCCTTCTTCAATCTTCTTCCAAATTTCGTCTTCTTCTTTTGAAATAACTACTTTAACAAGAAGACCGACGTCGTCAACATCTGTCTCAATAACTTTACCGATTGGTCTATCTACATCATGATTAAACAGTACTGTCGAATATGACAATAAATCATCTTTAGCTCCTTCTAATGCCTGTCGTGTGATCTGAGTATTGTCAGTGTCAACATCAAAACTTGATGCATAACCAACAACGATACGATCACCCGTTTTGATAGAAGCTAAAGTCTTAACGATGTCTAACTTAAAAGTAAAATCGTTCATATTGTTTTTATTATACTAATTTTTTTTCGAATAGTAAAATGTCGACCGTTTGGTATAATTCAATGTCTTTTATCTTTACTTCAGATTTACTTTTTGAACTCTTTGCAGTTTTTCTTTGCTTCATTTTTTGGAGTTCCTTTTTCTATCTCTTCAATCATACAAAGCTTATATACAAGTCCTGAGATTTTCGGACTCTGAAAAGCAGTATTACCACCTGGTTTTAACAACTCTGATATATCTGACGATGTTAAGTCTTTCTTTATTATCGGATACTTTTTCTTTTTCAATACTTCTATAACTTTTTTGTAATATTCTGAAACTTCTTCTTTCGTCCAGTCTCCGATAATATTCTTTAATTTCATTACTTTCCAAATTTCTTTTAAACATAGAGCATCATTAACAAGTTCATTGACTTTTTCATTTCTAATATCAAAGTCGACGCCCTGTTTTTTGAAGAGCATCATTTTTGCTTTAATAGCAGCTGCTTCAAACTTGCCTTTATGAGAACTACAGTGTGACGTTGCTCTATCTTTCTTCCAGTATTTTTTATTATACCTAAAACTCTGAACTACAGATTTTCCAGATTTTTTTAAAATAGCAGTAATAAAAGACAAACCTTTAGTCTTTGTATGTAGTGTTCGAAAAGAATCTGATTTGAAAAGACTGGGTTCTTGTAAACGACAACTATGAAAATTTTTATAAGGCATTTTTTACTTTTTATTAAGATGTTTGATAGCAAAGTTTCGACCGATTGCTTCAAACTTTTCTAAGAAATACGGATCATCTTTTAACTCCACTGATTTCTTTTGTATTTTATCTCTAACACTCTGTGGTGTCGTAGTTGCTGGTTTTTTCTGTTTATCGTATTCTTTTCTTTTTCCCGATTCAAAAGCTTTGATTGCATCTTTGTCTGATACTTCTTTAATTTCAAGGCCAAGAATCTCTGCAACTTCGTTGCTTATTTTATTTATGAAAGCAGGTGTAAGATACGTTGGGTCTTTCTTGACAATAGATTCGAAGATTGAAATTAAAAACTTTTCCGTATCAGTCTTTAAAGGCATTAGCTTAATCTTGGGATAGCTTCCTTTCTTAAAATTCCAATCAATGAGTGGAGCAACTGCCCATTCATTTAAAGTGTCTTCCATAGACTTCATAACTGATTGTAACATTTGAACAATATAATTAGATTGTGTGCTATATCCGCTGCCATATGGATAATTGTATTTTGATTTTGATCCAAGCTGTGTTGCTTGTGTAAGAGTTGAAAGAGCAATTTGAGTGTCATGGTGTTCGATGAGTCTTAATACATCATATCCCGATGGTGCTCTATCAATTTCTAGTTCAAACCCGGTTGGCAGAGTTATTCTTGAATTGACTCCAATCGTTTCAACCGCCTCTTCTGCTTTCGAAACTTCTGTCTCTGAAAAAGGTTTACCAAGTTTTAAAATCTTAAGACCGACTGCATCGATTTCTGCTTTTTTGTGTGCTAAGTAATAAAGCTTATGTTTCTTATCATAATGATACCAAGCTGTTTTTAAAATTGATTCTCCATATAAAGGATGTCTTTCTCTTTGAAAAGTAAATAGTAGACTTTTTTCTGCTGGAATATTTACATCGACTGATCTTGATCCAAAAGTTGCTGATTGGTGTGCTCCAAGAAAACCCCCGTTTTTATCTGCTCTTAATCTTATAGTACTTGCATCTCTTGGTGCTAACTTTCTCCAACCAATCAAACCTTTGTGTTTGCCTTCTTTAATAATATGTGGTACTTTTTCATAAAAACGAAAGCCTTCGAAAATCGCCCGAGTCATATCTGCTATAATAAATGGAAGAGGTGTAGACATGCCTCCACTATTCTGTGGTCCTAAAAAAACTGCTTCGATGAAATCTCTTTCTCCTTTATCATTTTCACTTGGTAATATTTTTATAGGTGCTGATTCAATAGGCATAGAAAAAAGACGAGTAATAGCTCGAACCGTGCCATCATTGTCTTGCATTGTCAAATAATTATCTATTGTAAGTTTATCTGGTCTTTCTTCATCTTCATAAGAACCTATTGTTGCCGAAGTTCTGACACCCAGTTCTTCCATCATCTGTTTGACAGACAAAACTGATCCGCGATCTTCGTTATGTTTTTTCTTTTTAGGTTTTCTTTTAAAACGATCTGTTATGAATGAGTAAAATGCCATGTTATATTTTTATATTAATCAATCTCATTTAAATTACTCTTAATGTTACTTATTAAAGAGAGATCTATGTTCTTATTTTATTATACATTATAAAGTGCATATTGTAAAAATGAAATTACAAAGCTATAAACTTGTCAGAGAAATCTAGAGTTTTTTCAGTTCTTTGTTTTTATATAAATTTTGCAAACGTTAAATAAAAAACTCTTATAGAAAAGAGCTTTTGTTTCTTTCTTCTTTCCTATTTTCTTTTTTTCATAAAATTAATCTTATAATTTTTTCTGTCTTTGAATTCTTTCTGTTTTCCCAGATTCCACTGTCTGACGGGTCTTAGATATCCAACTACTCGTGAATAAACTTCACAGGCCTGATAATTTCTTAATTCTTTTGATTTGTCAAAACATTCCTGGCATTTTAAAATGTTGATTTTCTCTTCTCCATTTTTATATGCCAGGAATACTCCGTTTTTAATTTCTTTTCTTTCTACTTTTATTTCTTTCTGACAATCATAACAGAAAAATTTTTGACAAGGTCTTGTTTGTTCAAGTACCATAAAATAAAACGAACAGTCAATTTATATTTGTCTTTATTTTACTATTAAGACTATTAAATTGACTTATTTGTCGTCAGGGTCTAATTGATTGAGCAAAAGTTTTTGGTAAACAGATTTTATCAAAATTTGATATATAAGTATTGCTCCAGTATATATCGCTCCAATTAACTTCAATCCCTCTGGTGGAAGTAGATCCATTGCTTTTCCTATGCCTGCCAAAGCGAACGAAATTGCTAATAAAGCGGCTTGAACTCCTAAGTCTCCCCATCTTGGAGATACTACATCTTTAATCCACTTTTTTAACAAATTAAGTAAAAATACTGCTACAACTGAAGTGCCTCCAATGTATAATAATATTGTTTCCATAGTATATTTTAGTTAATCTTTTTTACCGACCTTTATTTTTTTAAAATCAGCAGTCAAAATCTATGTCTTAGCTATTATTTATTTTATTGCTTCTTCCAAAGAAACTTCGGTTGCTTCAATAGCTTCTTTGTCTGATACGACTAATTCAAAATCTCCTAAAACTAAAGTAGTAATATAACTTAGTGTATTCGCGACCTCGTTTCGAATTAGATCTTTAATCGCTTTGTTTTGTTTCTCCTCTTTTATAGAAGCATCTATGATAGTTAAAATTCTTCCAGCTAGAAATCTTATTTGAGAAGAAACTGAATGACCAGAGAGAGATTTCTCTGCCATCTTTTTACTAAACTCTCCAGTAGTTATAAACTTTTTAACAACTTGACTTTTTTCTTCAACTTTGCTTGACATGACTTTTATGACTTTGACTCGACTTGACTGCTGGTTTTAAAGAACTATCTCTTAGATGTTCTCTGAAGCAGAGACGTAAAAATAAGATTTGCCGGAACATAATAATTAAATATGTTCTAGTCTCTGCTTTGAAGGTTTTCTTTAAAAAGAAAATCTTGTAATGAACTTTTCTTATTATGTCCCTGCTTCAAAGAACTATTTTTTAGATATGCTTATCTTGATATCTATAATAGCTTCCTTTATTGTCTTGATATCGTTTCTTACTTCTCGCAAATCTTCACTAAAAGAAGTAATATGATTACTTAATTGTAAATTAATAGAAGCTAATTCTTTTCCATAATCAATAATATTACCATTTTTCTTTGCTTTCAGGTAAGCAAAAAACTCACGTATTGAAATAAGAAAAAGTATACCGATTGGTCCTAATATTAGATATTCTTGTGTAGACATGATTATTGTTATTATTAATTTTATTATACTTCTTTTATTTCGATTTGTAAATTTCTACTATAAAATATCTTTAGATTTTAGTCAAATATTTTTCGTAGTTCTTTTTTACGACTTCTTTTCTTTTTTTTAATAAATTCGTGTTGAAAGAACATACTCTAGCGTATCCTTTCGAGTCATGAGAAATTTTGACAAATTCTACTCCATATTTTTTTGCAATAGTAGTAGCACATTCTCTAAGTATCATATCTCTACTTAAATTAGACTCTTTTCGATGATTAGCTAATCCTCCAGAAGTATTTATTTCGTGCGCTAAACAATATTTATAATCATGACATATTTTCCCATCGTTCAATAAAATCTGAATCGAAATATCGATATCGTCACCATCTGATGTTATGAGCGGATCGTATTTAATATTATGTTTTTTAAATTCACTGTTATTTATACCATAAAATACAGAAACGTATTTATTGTTCACTGTCATTCTTATTTTATTGTCTGAGTTTTTATTTAAAAAAAAAGAATATGAATTGTTTGGTATTTCATATCCCCAAAAAGAATCTAAACCCTTTTCTATATCTTTAAGCATTTCTTTGTAATCAGACAGTCTATCGTACCTGTGTTTATCGTTTCTTTTCCCAAAAAAACTTATATCATCGTCTGCCATAACTAATTTTGGTTCATCTATATAGTCTAATATAAAATTTCTTACGTAAGCTAAACCTTGGTTAGATTTTTTAATATCAACTATATTATATTCGGGCCAAAATATCTGATATTTTTTAACTTCATGTGGTTCGACAAATATTAAAACGTCTTTAGAATTAAAAAATAAATGAGTTGTCATGCTTTCTGCTCTTTCTTTCGAAGGTATGCAAATTTTCATATTATTAGAATTTTTTGTTTTATTGTTCGCCTTTATAAAAATTCGTTAATTTTATCTCTAACTATTTTAAGCATATCGATATATTCTTTTGATAGATTATGTTTCTTATCTTTTATCTCAGATATATTACGAACAAGATTGAGTAAGCTTTTGTAAAAAATTTCTAAATCAATCGTTTTTTCTAATTCTGTTTTTTTCAATAACTCATTCAATAACATGTTCGTTTTATTAAGAAATTCTATCTTCTCTGGATAATGAGTATATGTAGACATTAACCGTGAGAATCTCTGGAAATTTAAAGTCGTATTGAATATCCCTGCTTCAATCTTTCTGATTAATTTCTCTTCAATCTCCCTTTGTTTTAGATCTGAGAATGATAGATAGTCTTTTGTTATCTTTACAAGATGAATCAGATAAGAAAAAGAGACGTTTTTAGAAATTACTTCTTTCTGTGTTTCTTCTGTTAAAAATGTAATGCTAAGCCAGTTAGATATCCTGGGAGCACTAGTATTGAGTTTCTCTGCAATTTCGGCAATACTCAGACCAGATTCTCTTTTTAGATCGTAGATTGCTTTAGCTTTGTCAAATAACGTCCAGCTCTTGTGCTGTTCTTGTATATGAAATCTCAATATAGTCCTCTCTTCAAAAGATAACGGACCTTGTGTGATCGTTGCGGGAACTTCTTTTAATCCTAGTTCTTTTGCACATCTATATCTGCGCTCACCATCTAAGAGTAGAAAGTGGTCATTTTTTTCTGTATAATTGCTTTCTAATACTAACGGTACTAAGATGCCTTTGTCCTTGATCGATTTTTTTAATTCTTCTAACTCGGCGGATAAAAATTTTTGCCTGGGTTGCTTGGGATCTGGGTCAATTCTTTCTAATAAAATAACAACGCTCATAAATTTTAAATATTAGATTAATTATTATAATATACTATCATAAAAAAACATAAGTGTAAATCGAGATGAATGATTACTATATCTTACCATATCTCATATTCAAAAATTTCTACGCAATATAGACATGGTCCTATGAGGGGTTAAAAATTGGTATTTTTTTTATAAATATATTATAATATAAATAATAAAAAAAGTAAAGGAAATATATTATAATATAAATAATAGGTTTTGTAAAGGTTTTAAAAATAAAAATAAATAAAAAAAATAAAAAATAATAAAAAAATAATAAAAAATAAAAATAAATAAAAAAATAAAAATAATAAAAAATAAATATATAAAAATATATTAAAATAAAAAAAATAAAAAAATAATAATATATATTAAGTAAAAGTTAATAACATTTTGTTTAGTGGCATTCTAACGAAAGGTTTCAAAGTTATAATATAATACCTTTATATATATTTAAATGTCTTAGAAATCATTCTATATTACAAAAACATTAAAATAATATCAAAAACGTTTTTAATAATAAATATAAAAATAAATATTTATTACCATTTACAATATATCTAAATATATTATAATATAATATAATATAATATATAATAAAAATAATATATATTATATAGTACCTTAAAATAAATAAAATATATTAATCACAAATAAGGTCAAACACGACCACCTTGAAAAAATAAATATAAACTTTTAAAGATTTATTGATATTTATAAAAGCCCCTTATTCTAGGATAAAATATATTTTTATTAAAATAACTTAATACAAATATTGGAAATGGCAAAAACCAACCAATGAAAAAAATAATAGTTTGTATTATTTTAAAAATATATTATTTTAAAAGGAAATTCTGGAATTTAAATTATAATTTAATAAAAAAAATAAAATGACAAAAAGAAAATTAGAATTATACTTTAAAATTCAAAAAAAAGGTTTAACAAATATGTTTAATATCAAAAATGTAATTGATTTAAGCGGAAATGAATTAACAAAAAACGATTGTTTAGATATAATGAAAAACTATAAAAAATATAAAGAAAAATTTGATAATTTTGAATTTGATATTGAACTTATAGATGAACCACAATTCAAAAATAAATTTATAGAAGAATAATTAAAATTAATTTATTAACATAATTAAAAAATAATTAAAATTTTATTAAATAAAAAATTTAAATTTCAAAACTTCCTTTTAAAATTAATATATATTATATTATTTGAAAGGATATTCTGGAACTTAATATTAATAAATATATTTTAATCATGATTCAAAATACAACAAAAATAATTAGTATAAAAGAATTAACTAAAATTTCAGCAAAAGAAATATTTGTACACATTGAAACAGATATTTACGAATGCTTATCTGAT